GGTTATTCGCGACGTCAGTTTCTTTTTAGCGACAACCAATATCAAATAGGGTAAATAAGGCACTGTATGGCTACACAGAGAGATATCGCAGAACATTTGGATTTATCGGTCAAAAGGGTCTCAGAGCTCATTAGAGATGGCATATTGCCCTCTAAAAAGGGCAGATCACCACTGAATACTGATGTTTGCAGGGTTGCATACATTTCTTACCTAAGAAAATTGGGTGGTTACAACAAAAGGTCTGGAACTGGAGACATTGCAGAGGAGAAAACGAAATTAACAGCAGCTCAAGCTAGAAAAGCAGAGCTAGAAGTTGAGGAGCTTGAAGGGCAACTCATACCAGCACAATTAGTGGAAGATACTTGGATAGATTATGTGGCTAATGCTAGAGCCAAGCTATTAGGCTTGCCATCAAGAATTGCACATCAAGTAATTACCACTGATAAATATGCTGAAGCAGAAATAATAATAAAAGAACAGGTGCATGAAGCACTTAATGAGTTGGCACAAAATGGAATACCTCAAAAATATAGAAAAGGTGATTCAGAAGTCGAACCAGACTTGGACTCCACCACCGAATCTTAAGATTAGCGATTGGGCTGATCACTATAGAAGATTATCTCCTGAGTCATCAGCAGAAGCAGGTGCATGGAGAACTGATAGAGCCCCATATCAAAAAGAAATCATGGACTCATTCAATGATCCTGATATTCAAAGAATTATATTTATGAAATCTGCTCAGGTTGGAGCTACTGAGATATTACTAAATGTTATTGGTTACTACATAGACCAAGACCCTGCTCCAATGTTAATTATGCAACCAACACTTCAGATGGCTCAGGCTTTTTCAAAAGATAGGTTAGCAACTATGATTAGAGATTCTGAAAAGATTAGACATTGTGTTAAGGATGCAAGAAGTAGAGATTCTGGAAATACAGTTTTATCCAAAAAGTTTGCAGGTGGTAATCTCAACATAGTTGGTTCTAACTCTGCTGCTGGACTAGCATCAAGACCAATTAGGATTGTTTTGGCTGATGAGACTGATCGTTATGAACAATCAGCAGGTGCAGAAGGTGATCCTATTTCACTTGCAACTAAAAGAACCACCACCTTTTGGAACAAAAAGATATATATGTGTTCCACCCCAACAATCAAAGGACTATCTAGAATAGAAACTGCTTTTGAAGAATCAGACAAGCGTTACTACCATGTGCCATGCCCAGAGTGTAATGAGAAGCAAGTTTTAAAATGGAAGAATGTAGTTTGGGAAGAAGATCAACCAGAAACAGCCAACTATGCTTGTGAGCATTGTGGCTCAGTTATAGATGAGTCCAAAAAGCAATGGATGCTTAAGCATGGTGAGTGGATAGCATCAGCACCCAAATCAGATACAGCAGGATTTCATATATCAGAGCTTTATTCAGTCTGGTCTACTTGGGCTGACATGGCTAAATCATTTCTTGAAGCTAAAAAGAATCCAGAGATGTTAAAGACTTGGATTAATACTGCTCTTGGTGAATCTTGGGAAGAACAAGGCGAAGCAGTTGAATATGAATCGCTTTTGCAGCGTAGGCTCAACTATGACTACACCACAATTCCAGAAGATGTACTTATTCTAACTGCTGGCGTTGATACTCAAAAAGATCGTTTAGAGTTGCAGCTTGTGGGTTGGGGTAAAAACTATGAAGCTTGGGTTTGTGATTACAAGATATTCTGGGGTGATCCTAATGCACTTAATGTTTGGAATGATCTTGATGCTTATTTGAAGAAAAGATTCAAAACTGAATCTGAAAGATTGATACCCATATCTTGTTGCACCATTGACTCAGGTGGTCATCATACCAATATGGTTTATCAGTTTACGAAGCCAAGACAAGCCAGACGTATATTTGCAATCAAGGGTTTATCGCAAGCAGGCAAGCCCATTGCCAATCGCCCTACCTTCGTAGGTAAAAACAAAGCTGTGCTCTATGGCGTAGGTTCAGATAGTGCAAAAGAAGCTATCTTTGCTAGATTGTCTGCTGAAGAAGAAAATACAACCCTGCATTTCTGCTCAGACTTAGATGAGGAGTACTTTAAGCAGCTTACAGCAGAAAAACGTATCACTAAGTTTGTTAGAGGTAGGAAAACGCTAGTTTGGAAACAGGTCAGACCAAGAAACGAAGCATTAGACACTTTGGTTTATAACTTTGCATCTATCTACATTCTTAACCCAAACTTTGATGTGATTGAAGAGAAAATGCTTACACAAGAATCAAAACCAAAAGAACCAAGACAAAATGCACCACAAAGAGGAATAAATAGAGGTAATTTTGCTACTTCTTGGAAATAAATTATTTTAAAATAAATCACCTTTTTTATACATTTATATAAATATATATGTATAATTATTTTATTCATTATTAAAAAAGGAGATAAAAATGGAAAAACAACAATATATAAATGAAGCAATGGGTTATGTTATTGTTAATCAGCACGATAATAAATTGAAACAATTATCTGCCACTGAGATTGGGTATTTAAAAAATTACTTCAACAGCATATATTTAAACAAATTAAGATGTCTAAATGGTGAAATGGATGGCGATTCTCTTTACATAATTAATAGAAGGGTTGCTGTAAATTGTCATGGTCATTATGTTGGTAATCGTTGGGCAACTTGGTGCAACATAAATCAAAAAACAGGTTTATTTCTTATTGAGCATAGCGAGTATGGAATGATCAATACCTATGTATCAATATGCAATACAGGTTTGGAAAAAATCACTGAAAATATGTATCAACAGTTAGAAGCTGTACATAAAGAAAAAGCAGCTTAAATTTTTTTAAAAATAATTAAGCCCCTTAATGGGGCTTTTTTATTTGTGCCAAAAATATTGACATTATCTCAATGCACCATAGTGTTAGATGTAGATATATCTAAAACATTTATGAGGTTTTTGCTTGAGCAACGCTTTTGATTCAACAAACTATCCAAGCCAAGTTCCAGTTGAGTTACAACTAGGAGATTTTTGGGCTTGGAAAAGAGAGGATTTATCACAAGATTATCCTGTGGCTGCTTACTCTTTATCTTATGAATTCAATTTAGTTGATGGTGCTACAGTTGCAAACTTTACTTTAACTGCATCTGAATCTGGCGATAATTACATTATCGAAGAATCAAGCACAGCTTCTTACACAAAAGGAAACTATAACTGGGTTTCATACATAACCAGATCGTCTGACTCTGCAAGAGTTAAATTAGAAGAAGGTTTTGTTGAGATACAGGATAACTATGCAACAACCTCTGCTTCAGTTAGAAGTCATGCAAAGATTGTTTTAGATGCGATTGAAGCAGTCATAGAAAACAGAGCCACAATGGATCAAAGTTCTATGTCGATAGCTGGAAGGTCTTTATCAAGACTTTCAATAGATGAATTATTAACTTTTAGAGATAGATACAAAGCTGAATATCTTAAAGAGGTTAAACAATTAAGAATTAAAAACAAAAGAGGTTCAGGAAATACAATCAAGGTTAATTTTGGTCGTACTACTGGCTCAACACCTAAGAGCGACATAACATAATGGCTTGGTATAACAGAATCATTGGTGGCGATACACCAAAACAGAAAAAGAGGAAGGCTTATAGAAGAGGTTATACTGGGGCTAACACTGGCAGACTATTTGCAGATTTTGTAACCACATCTACAAGTGCCGATGCTGAAATAAAAGATAACATACGAATCCTAAGAGATAGGGCAAGAGAGTTAGCTAGGAACGATAGCTACATTGCTAGATACCTCAATCTAATGGTATCTAATGTTATCGGCAAGCATGGCATAAGAGTTAGCTCCAAAGCTAGGAACGATGATGGTTCTTTAGACATTGGAGCTAACCTGCTCATTGAGCGAGCTTGGAAGGAATGGTCTCATGTTGGCAACTGTACTACCAATGGCAGGTTGTCATTTTTAGATTGTCAAAAGATATTTATAGAATCTCTGGCTAGAGATGGTGAAGTTTTAATAAGAAAAATAAAAAACCCAAACTCTCCTTTTGGTTTTCAATTACAGTTTTTAGAAGCAGATCATTTAGACGAAAATAAAAATGATGTTTATAAACAAACTGGCAATAAAGTTAAGATGGGTGTTGAGGTGGATCAATATGATAAGCCAGTTGCATATCATCTATATAAAGATCATCCATATAACAGAAATTATTTAAGTCAGAATCAGCACATTAGAGTTCCTGCTGAAGAGATCATTCATGCTTATATGCCACAAAGGGCAGAGCAAACAAGAGGAGTTTCTTTAATTGCAACCTCTATGGCAAACGTCAAGATGCTTAATGGTTATCTTGAAGCAGAGATAGTGGCAGCAAGAGTTGGTGCATCTAAAATGGGCTTCTTCACTTCACCAGATGGCGATGGTTACGTTGGTGATGGTGAATATGAAGATACATTCAATCCAACAATGAACGCTCAAGCAGGAGTCTTTGAACAGCTACCATCAGGCATGGATTTTAAAGCATTTGATCCTACACATCCTACATCTGCATTTGATTCTTTTACCACCAGCGTACTTAGAAGCATTGCATCAGGATTAAACATTTCATATCACTCACTATCAAACGATTTAACTTCTGTTAATTATTCTTCTATTAGACAAGGTGCTTTAGAAGATAGAAGTATGTATCAGATATATCAACAATTTGTAATTGAGCATTTTGTAAACCCAGTATTCCAATCATGGTTGGAGATGGCTATTTCTAGTGGTTACATCAATTTACCAATGGGCAAGTTTGATAAATTTGCTAGATCGGTAAACTACATTCCAAGATCGTTTGCTTGGATTGATCCACTAAAAGAAATGCAAGCCAATGTTATTGGTTTACAAAATGGAACACTTACATACTCAGACATATCTGCATCTTATGGCAGAGATACTGAAGAACTGTTTGAGCAACATCAAAAAGAAATTGAGTTAGCGAAGCAGTATGATATTGAACTAGCATATCAGCCATTTGGTCAGAAGTTACCAGTGGAAGCTAAGAT